TTGGGACAAATATAGGCAATGTTCAAACACAACTAGAGTCTTCTATCGCAGGTATTGCGGCAGGACAACAAACAGCAGAAAACGAAAGACGTGGATTGCAACAGGCTCTTCTTGCTGTAGGCGGTGATGTTACTAAGCTTGATGCTGACACTAAAGCTAGGTTTGACGAGTTTGGCGAAAACGTTAACGAACTGTTTGCAGGTGTTAATGTAGACATTGCAGGGCTTCAAGCAGGCCAGGTTAGTCAGGCAGATGCTTTTGCCCAATACCAAGCAGACGCTTCGGTTAAAGCCGCAGAGGCCGCCGATGAGCGAAGAGGACTGCAACAGTCACTGCTTAATGTGCAAGGTGACGTTACACAGCTAGATGAGAATACACGTCGGCAGTTTGACGCATTTGGCGAGGACGTTAATCAACTATTTTCTAATGTTGACGTAGACATTAATGCACTACAAGCAGGTCAGATTAGCCAAGCCGAAGCGCAACAAGCGTTTGAAAGCAGTGTTGAAGGTCAGTTTGGCCAGATTGGCGGGCAGATCGGCGGGCTAATGTCGGATGTTGCTGGCCTTGGAACTCAGATAGGCGGAATCGGGCAAGGTGTTGCCGGTATCGGAGAGGGTATTGCAGGACTGGGCGAAGGTTTAGGTGCTGGATTAATGGGTCTTGCGGCACAACAGGCAATGATGCCAGGGCAAATAGCCGCGGCGACACCTATACAGCCTGTTGATTTTGACCCATTCCGTCAGGGACTAACACGGCGTAAGCTTGCTCAACCACTACGAATGGGAATGTTTACTGGAGGCGCTAGAAACGCATGACATATCTAAACCTAATGAATAGCGTATTGCGTCGTCTTCGAGAAGAAGAGACTACATCCGTTACAAGCACGACTTACGTCAAAATGGTTGGCGACTTTATTAACGATGCAAAAACATTAGTTGGTCAAGCGGCCGACTGGTCTGCACTGCGAGAGACAATCACAATCTCTACAACTGCATCGGACAATACCTATTCGCTAACGGGTGGTAGCGATAACGTAAAAGTTATGTCGGTCTTAAACGACACCCAAAACTGCTATATGGAATACCAGTCTAAGGATTGGTTTAACGATGCGTTGTATATAGCCAATGCGGCAGAAGGTGCGCCTAAGTACTACACCTACAACGGCCTTGATTCTAGCGGTGACACTCAGGTGTTAGTTGGCCCTACGCCCGATGGCGTATACAGCCTGCGTTTTGACGTTACTAAGCGACAGGTGGATCTATCGGCTAACACTGATTCACTGCTTATCCCTGCCCAGCCCGTCATTCACTTGGCGGTAGCGTTACTTGCGCGTGAGCGAGGAGAGACAGGCGGAACATCTACAGCAGAATACTTCCAAATTGCTAACCAGTATCTATCAGACGCAATAGCGATTGATGCGGCCAAGCACCCAGAAGAGATGTACTTTAGGACTATTTAATATGGCCCAAGAACTACAAAGTATTAACCTTGTAGCCCCAGCGTTTAAAGGTGTTAACACCGAAGACTCGCCACTGGCTCAAGACCCGTCGTTTGCTGAGATTGCAGACAATGCTGTGATTGATAAGCGCGGACGTATTGCCGCGCGTAAAGGCCACTCTGCTGTTACGACTAACAAGACTGTCCTTGGCTCTAGCTCACTGCGAGCAATCAAGGAGTTTAGAGATGACGCCGGCAACACTAAGATTTTTTCTGTTGGTAATAACAAGATTATTAGCGGCACAACTACACTGGTCGACGAAACTCCCGGCAGTTACACAATTAACGCTGATGATTGGAAGCTTGTAGATTTTAACGGCCGCATCTATATGTTTCAGCGAGGCTTTGAGCCTTTAGTGTATGACAACACCTCTGGCGCTGTACAAGCTATGAGTGACCATACGCACGCTAGCGGCGTTGCTAGCACCATGTACGGTAACGAAGTGTTAGCGGCTTACGGAAGGCTCTGGACGGCAGACTTCAGTACCAACAAATCTACTATTTACTGGTCTGATTTATTAGACGGCATTAGCTGGACGGGCGGCTCTAGTGGCAACATAGATATCTCTAAGGTATGGCCTGACGGATACGATGAAATTGTGGCTTTAGCGGCGCACAACAACGCGTTAATTATATTTGGTAAGCACAGCATTATTGTTTACGAAGGCGCTACGTCTCCTGCGTCAATGACTTTGGCAGATACCGTTTCAGGAATCGGCTGTGTTAATAGAGATACAGTTCAGTACACAGGAACGGATGTGTTGTTTCTTTCGCACACAGGACTTAAAAGCTTTGGCAGAACAATACAAGAAAAATCAATGCCGATTAGTAGTTTGTCAGGCAACATTACTAAGGACATAATTTCGGCCCTGCAAAATGAGACTGAGTTCTTTAGGTCTATATACAGCCCAGAAGAGGGCTTCTACCTACTGACCTTTACAGGGCAGGATGTAACGTACTGTTTTGACGTACGTGGCACATTAGAGAATGGCTCGTACCGTGTGACTCGATGGCCTTCTACTAATTTTACGGCGTTTACAAGGCTTGATAACGGCACGTTGTATGTCGGCACTACAGCAGGTATTAGTACGTACACAGGTTATAGCGACAATGGCGATGGCTATCGTTTTGCATACTACAGCCCAAGTCTGACGTTTGGTGACAGCTCAAGGATTAAGATCCTCAAGAAGCTCAAGCCAACATTGGTTGGCGCTAACAACTCTGTGGTGTTTATGAAGTGGGCGTATGACTTTGATACCACATACGCTACGGCAGAGTTTACGGTAGGCACCCAGATCACGGGTTTCTACGGTGAAAGCGAATATACAACGGTTGAGTTCACGGGCGGACAGTTAACTAACCAGCGTAGTCTTAATACGACAGGATATGGAACCAGTGTTCAGGTAGGTCTTGAGTCAGAAATTGATGGGTCACCCTTATCACTACAAGAAATTAACGTAATGGCTTTGATAGGTAAATTGCTATGAATCTAAATATACCCGGATACACTGGAACTGGCGGCGGATTGTCAAATGGTGGCTTAAACATTCCGGGATACACCGGAACAAGCGGCGGTTTAGCGGGAGGGGGACTTAATATACCTACGCTAGGCAATGCCAATATACCTCAAGCTCTTGCCGCGGCAACTTCAGGCGGTACGGGCGGCTTTGGTCAAATTGCTGGCGGATTAGGCGATATCTTTGGTGGATTAATGGGAGCGGGACAGTCTGTTCTTAACTCGCCTGATGCGCTTATGGGTCTTGCTGGAGGACTTCTTACAAAGGAGTCGTATGACCGCCTTAGCGACATTGGATCGCAAGCTAAGCAAGAGGCTATGGGCCTTGCAGAGCGCGGACAACGAGAGTCAGAGTTCAGGCCATTTACTGTAACAACTCCTACCGGCGCTATGTTTACTTCTCGTATGAGTGGTCAGCCTAGCATGGGACAACCTATGCCACAGCCTTTTGTCACCAGTGATCGGCTAGTAAGCGATATAGGACAGCCTTCAATGATGTTGCCTCCAAACATTGACCAGCTGATAAGTCAGATAGATATGCAAATGCCCGGTCAAATGCCACAGCCGGGACAATTAAGCCCGACCGAGGCTAAAGGAAGATTGTTGGATTTACTTGGAAGTAGCCCGTCTTCTTCTCAATTTGCTCCTCCCCCCGGAATGTCTGCTAGGCCTGAAATGCCTATGATGCAAACGGCAGACATGGCCATTTTTACAGATCCAATAACTGGCAGGGAAATGTCTGGAAGCGGCACTCTTGAGAAATATAGAAGACAACTAAAAGACTATTACGATGCTACTCCCGGCTCCCAACAGTATTACGAGGGGATGGAAAGACAACAACAGATGGAGCGATTCCCATCTTTGTTTGGAGCCCCTCAGCCAGAAAGACTTGCTCAACAACAGCCTACTACAGGCGGCCTTCAAGTAGGCATGACGTTATCACCGCAAGAACAAGCACTACAGCAACAGCTATTAGGCGGTGCCGGTGGTTTCTTTGGTCAGGCGGCTCAACCTACTATGGATCGTGAGCAGGCTGTATTCGAGCGTATACGGGCCGCACAGCGCCCTGAAGAGCAACGGCAACGTCTGGCACTGGAAGAGCGTTTAGCGGCTCAGGGGCGATTAGGGACGTCCTCAGCGGCATACGGTGGCGCTACTCCCGAACTGATGGCTCAGCAGACAGCAATACAAGAGTCTCGCAATCAAGCGATGTTAAGCGCTATGCAACAGGCTCAGGCAGAACAAGCACAGCAAGCGGCCCTTGGTCAAACCTTCCTAGGGTCAGGCTACATGCCACAGCAGGCATTGTTAGAAGCGGCTATGCCCGGAATCATGCAACAAGAACTGGCTCAGCAAGGTCAACAGTTTGGTACTGGCTTGTTTGCAGAGACAGGACTGTCAGGCATTGAGGCTCAGTTGTTACAGGAGCAGGCGCGAGCCAATCTACTTGGCGGCATCGGCGGCAATTTAATCTCAGGCATAATTAATCAACAGCGTGCGGCCACAGCGGCTCCTAGCAGTAGCGGGGGAGGCTCTAGTTTAGGCGGATTATTTGGTGGCATTGTTGATGGGCTTGGCGATGTAGGCTCAGGAATCAAAAACTTATTAGGAATTGGAGGCTAATTATGGCTAAGTTTTCAGAAGCATTTTTGCAGTCAATGACACAGCCTGCATACCAAGAGGGCTTGTTTACTGCGGCTAGAAACCTTGGTGGATTGCCTGGGCGAATTAGAGAAGAGCAAGAAACAAGAGCAACGCAAGAATCTCTTGTAAACATGATGAATACAAATAGCAGGATTGCAGAGACTGGCAATGTAAAAGGTCTTGAGGATCAAAGAGTTCGACTAACAGAGATGTTAAGCGCGGCTCAAAG